CTTGTAATAACTGGTAGAAAAACAAGCAAATGACAGCATCGAGATTAGATAGGTACCTTATTAAAGTCCTACGAGGATATAAAAGGACTAATTCAATCATAGAAAATGCGTGTGGAAATGCGTATGAAATAGGCTTTAAAAATGGAATGGTAGAGGGAGCTAAGGTTAATGGAAAAAAGTATGCAAATAAGGTAGCTAAAGCCCTTAAAAATCAATATAAAATATAGAGGATGACTATGAAGACATACAAGAGTAAAAAAAGTGCCAGAAAGTTTAAAGATGGCAAAGAGGTTAAAGAGGTAAAGAAACGTCCAAACAGAAGTACGCCCAGAGGTCTTCTTAGAGTGCTGTTAAAGAAGCGTAGAGCAGAGAGAGAACTAGATAGAAGAATGGAAGGTAAGCCTAAAGAAATGATGGAGAGACCTAAGCTTGGTAATGACAAGAAAGTTAGAAGTAGGATGAAGACAATAAAAAGAAAGAGGAGCCTAGGATATTAAAGGTAGATATATCTATAGGGAATCTAGTGAACCTATAGCAAAGAAGATAAGACAATATTTTAAGAAGGAATGGATATGCCAAACTACACAGAAGACGCACCAGATTATAAGCCAGAAGAAGTAAGGAATGATGGCAGAGATGCCAAGGGCAGACTTATGAAGGGTCATACAGCTAATCCTAATGGCAGACCTAAGAAGGGAAAGTCTACAGCTGAACAGTTTAGAAGCAATCCAAAAGCATTAGATATTTTAAACAAGGTAATACAGATAGCATCGACACTAGGCTCAGAGGATGAGCATAAGGATGCAACAAGCTGTGCAAAGGTGGTAGTAGATAAGATTATACCGACACTAAAGGCACAAGATATATCAATAGAGTCAGATTCAGTAACTGGCTTTGTTGTATTACCAAAGGAAGAGCCATCACCGAAGGAGTAATTTGGAAGCCCCATGAAGGTGCTCAGACGTTTGCATTGCAAGTTAGTGATGTATATGAATGCCTTTATGGTGGAGCTTAATTACCCCCATCATTAAATTGGTGGGGGGATTGATTTGCAAGAGGTGGAGGTAAGACAGATTGTGGAATGGCGTGGCTGTTAAGAGCTACAGACAATCCAGACGCTAGAATGCTAGTGATAAGAAGAAATGCTGATGACCTTGCAGACTGGGTAGATAGAGCACATAAGATGTACCCTCATGCAAAGGTAACTGGGAAACCAGCAACAATAAAGTTTCCCTCTGGAGCAATAATAAGATGTGGGCATTTAAAAGATGAGAGTGCCTACACAAAGTATCAAGGGCATGAGTACCAAAGAATATTAATAGAGGAGCTCACCCAGATACCATCAGAAGAAAGCTATTTGAAATTGATATCAAGTTGTAGAAGCACAATAAAGGGACTAGAGCCTAAAGTGTTCTGTACAGCAAATCCAGGTGGTAAAGGTCATCAATGGGTAAAGAGACGCTTTATAGAAGGTCATAAGCCTAAGGTGGCGTTTAAAGAGGGTAATTCAAGGTATAGAATGTATATACCAGCGACGGTAGACAATAACCCTACTCTCATGGAAAATGACCCAGATTACGTTGATTTTCTAGAGAATCTACCAGAGCCATTACGCTCAGCGTGGAGACATGGAGACTGGGATATATTTGCTGGTCAGTATTTTACTGAATGGAACCCTAAGATGCACGTCATACCAGAGGATGTAGCTAAGAAGTTCGGATATGGTCAGAGCTTTAATAAAAAGTACATCGGTATTGACTGGGGTTTTAGTGCACCATTTGCGTGTGTATGGATAGAGGTGACACCAGACAACAGAGTATTCTGCTATAGGGAGCTATATGGAACAGAGAAGCACCCTTCAGAGTGGGGACAAGAGATAATGAATATGACTGGAGATGAAGAAATATTTATGAGTCTAGGTGACCCCTCGATGTGGGCACGAAATCCAATGAGCTGGAATGCATCACATACACCCATGTACACAGACAAGTCTATAGCAACAGCATTAGGTCAGTTTGTTCCAAACCTAGTACCAGCGAATAACTCGAGGGTAATAGGGTGGAGAAACATGGCTCAGCTAATGCACTATAAGAAGGGAGTATTGCCAAATTTCTTTATTATAGATGGAACGTGTCCAAATCTAACAAGGACGCTACCAGAGATGATAAGAGATGACAAAAACCCAGAGGACATAGACACTACACTTGAAGACCATATTTGTGATGCTGTGAGGTACAGCTTAACGCATATAGATGCACCAATTAAGCCAGCACCAAAAAAGCCAGCATTACAGCAACAGATTGAGAAATTATTAGAGTTTGAAGAAAACGATGACACAATAGATTTTAGGGGAATGAATTAATGTACACTGGTAGTCCACATATAACAAATTTTAGTGCAAGACAAGCAGTTCACGCAGAGCTACAATATGATATTTATGGTGCGTGTCCAGTCTATATAAATGTAGAGTACGATGCAACCTCTCATAATAGTATGAAACTAACAGCAACCCCTTCTTTCATGCCAGCAAATGCAACTAGTTATCTTGGTGCATATAGGGTAAAACAAGGTAGATGGGGAATCGTAGAAAAAAAGGCAAACGCTGGTGATATAGTTGAGGTTGTTCTACAAGGTAGAGTAAAGTTCCCAAATTCATTACAAGAATCTGATAAAGGTAAGGGAATAACTGCATTTAAGCCAACTCAAGAAGTAAAAGAAAATTCCCCAAGCAATCATACTCAACACTTTTGTCGCCCAAATTGTCAACATCTAAATCAAGGTACAAGCGAAAGAGATAATATGGTGAACACTCTTGGGGTAGTGGTTGAAATTGGTGATAATGGAGAGTTTATAATATGGCAGGGCGTACAAACCCCACAGATATCAGATTACTCTCATGGAGAATCACACAGAGTCCAAGCAAAGCTAGTAGGGACATATGATGGAGGTGATAACGCCTCTATATCAGCTGGAGTTCCAGTAAGGCTATATCTAGACGAAAATGGCGATTTAAAAGCTAGAGGTGGATTAGAAATTGGACCTCAAAACAACTCTAGTGTTGATTTTATCGCTAATACAAATGCAGATAATTATTACACTCAATCTGGTCATTGGGGAATATGTGAGACTGGTGGAAATGCTGGTGACGTAGTTGATATTGTTGTAGCTGGTCATGTGCAAACTAATCAAACTAACGTAACTGAAAATGCCCTTCTTTCACATTTTGAAGGAAATGGTGACTTCTTTTGTTTAGGAAAAGAAATAATAAAAGATTACAATGATAGACAGATGGGGACTGACACAGGTAACTGGGTAGGATACAATATAGCAGACGCAAATGTAAATGTAGATGACACTATTAGTAATGCAATGCAGATAACAACAACAGACAATGAAGTAGATGAAGGTGCACTGCTACCAGTTTCAGAAATGGAGACTTTAGTAGTAGGTAGAAAATATATAGTCTCTGCCTCGATTGACCACTTAGGTAGTGGTAATATAACAATGAGATACGAGCTAGGTGGAGCTACATCTGGTGATATAACAGCAACTACTAGTAATAGATACCACAGGGTTGAATTAACGTGCACAGATGCCTCTGGACCTCTTAGAATTTATAATGTCGCAGAAAGTACAGCGAGGACTATAAAAATAGATAATGTTTTTGTATATGAAAAATATGGAAACACAGTAGACGAGAATGTTGCATCTACTGAATATGATTGGATGCCAAACACCTATGGTACCACAGTTAACACCACTGGAAAGATATGTATTTTCCCAGGAGTAAATAGAGCGAATATAAGAGATTTTAAGGAACAACACATAGTTACAGCAGATTTATTTGGAGGCACTTCCCACACAGATGTAACAGCTAGACAACACGCAGTCGCACTATGTGTTAATAAATTTGGTAAATTAATGGCTAAACGCTCAGAGATTTCGAGTTCTAGGCAAGACCTGTATGGTCAATATACAATAGCCGACAATATGTGGGGACTTGCGTTAGAATCAGGAAGCCCTGGCGACACAATTAAAGTTCTTGTGAGTGGTAGAGTTTCAGATGTAAATACAAGCTCAGATGCTACCTGGGAGGTCGGTGATTTATTAAGTCAGATTGACAAGAATGGAAAAAAAGAAAGAGTTACAAGCCAGAAATATTCATTTATAAACAGCGATGACGATAAAACAATAACAGGCTCTCCTAACTGGACAGATTACTCTCCTAATACAACTATAGGTGGATTTAATGTAAATACATCATCTGGTAGGGTAGAGATTACAGGTTCAGGAAATGGAAATTATAAAAACACAGGTGGGACAGGTAAAGAAGGAGCTATACTAGCTAGAGCTAATTTTAGAGAGATGCACATAGATAACACCACTTTTAATGTAGGTAACTATCTACCCTATCGTAGAACTTTTTTAATGAAGGCAGATGTATGGTCATCAGGAGGTACACCTCCAAATATTGCCTTTACTGTAAATGAAAGCACAGCATCAAGCACTAGAAGCTATATTCCTCGTGACGCAGATGGCTCTCACGTTGTAACAACAACACAAAAAACTTTTTACGCTTTTGTACATTCTTATACTGATGCAAGCACTGGTAGTTATGAAGACTACATGACTATTTCTCAAACAAACAACACAACAGATACATGGTATTTTACAAATGTAGAGCTATTAAATATGCCATATGCTACAGCAGAGCATTTAGCAGTATGTTTAAACTCAAATATTAAGGAGTGGTATATCCATTGATAAACAATTATAAAGCACAGAGAAATGTAAGAGCAGAGCTTTCAGGAGCAGTAGACCTAGGAGAGCCAGTATCCCTATACATTAAAGAGGATGAGCTAAAATTTAATGAAGATAATATTTTTACTAAAGCACACTCAAAATTTGAAGGGGACTCTACCTATGCTTGGACTGCGTATGGAACCAATACTATAGAAAATGACAATGGAGCCTTAAAAATTACTGGTGATGGCAGTAATGTGAATGGAGCATATTTATACATAAGAGCAACTAATGATGGCGTAACTAAAGACTTAAAAATTGGAACTACTTATAGGCTATCGGTTGACCTTAAAAGAACTGGTTCAGATGGCTCTGGAATGGTTATTCATAATCAAGATACAGCATCTACTTTTACAGGATATGGAAAAGAAGATTCTTTCACAAATTTTTCAACTACATTTACTGCTTTTCATGCTACAAGTTGTGTAATGTATTTTGCAGATGTAGAGTCTGGAGACACTGTATCTCTTAAAAACCTTGTCCTACAAGAGGTAGTAGACCACACTTACAAGCTTATGGCAGTAAACGATACTATCCCATCTAAAGGTGTAAATACAGACGCAGTAGGAAGTGAGATGATAAGCACTCAAGCTAACAGGGAATTTAATAGTGGTGGACAATGGGCAGGATATAATAGTCCTACTTCAGCAGGAATAGTAAGTGGCAAATTTCAAGTAGTAACTAGTGGTTCAGGCACTGAAGGTGCGACTTTACCAGTAGCAAATTTAACAGCCCCAATAGCAGGAAGAACATATAGAATAAGAGCAAAACTAGATAATGTTGATGGTGCAAATCTTGATGCGACATATAAGTTTTCATTTGGAGGAACAGCTGCAACAATATCTGCATCTGATGGAACTCCTAACGATGGTACTATAACTACTACAGAAGAAGAATATACTACAGATGTTGTTGCTGCTAATACAGAGGGAGATTTAATTATTTTAATACCAGGTGGAGCTAATGATGAAGCCACTACATTTACTATAGATGATGTATCTGTTAAAGAGGTTCTTGGATACGACTACTACAACGCACCAGCGTACAAATATGGCATTGTGTCAAGCGTATACGACCAATCTACTGGAGCAATGAAAACCTCAGGAGTGGCAGGAGATGAGGTAGATGTAACAGTCCAAGGAGAATGTATAGTTAGAAGTAATTCTAATTATAGTGAAAATAAAAACTCTCTTCTTACTAGAATAGCAGCATCTGGAGAACCTACAGACTATTCTAAAGCAGATAGTGTTTTGCCTAACGCAGTAGGAGTAGTTACAGAGCAAGTGTCTTCATCAACAATTCACCCTATTATATTATGGCAAGGCGTAGAGTTTTCAGAGCATTTTGTACACAAAAACTCCCTTCAGGTTATGGCTAAGTGTGATGAGACAATAACTAAGTTTAGACCAGTGTCACTGTTCCTTGATTCAAATGGGGATTTACTATGTAGACACGATAATATTCCAGCAGAAATTCCTGATGCAGACACAGACCACACAGGCGTTGACCCAGGAAAGTGGGGCGTAGCCGAACTAGGAGGAGTGAGTGGGGACATAATCCCAGTAACAGTAGCAGGGAAGACTCATATTAATACCAATTCAACAATGCGACCAGGATGGGTTATAAAGCAACTTAAAGAGGGTGGCGTTGTATTAAGCGATAGCTCTGGTAGCAATGATTATACTCCTAATGCTTTAGGTACAACAATGGGAAATCATAATATAAGCTCTCATACTGACATTCCAATCACAATATTCGGTGGTACTCCAATCGGAACCATTACAGACTGGAAACGGACCATTAAGGTAACAGCAAAGGCAAATGGAGCTATAACCCAATACTGCCCAGTTTCTTTGTATTTGGATGCAAATGGCAACTACAAATGCATATCTGATGACATTCCTATAGCTAAAACTGAATTTGACAATGGAATCTGGGTTGATTTTAGAAAATGGGGAATTGCTCAAGAAACTGTCGCTGATGGAGAGAATGTAGAAATAATAGTTCAGGGGCGTACAAATGTAGTTGACACTAAAAGTAGTTCAGATAGAGGAGAATTTGTTAGAAAAATTGCTTCGAATGGCACTTCTACTTCTAATGATAATACAGGTCATGCACTATCATCTCTAGGTATAGTAGAAAAAGAATCAAAAACCTCACAAGGAACACCAGGAGTTATAATAATATTTTAAATATGAAAAAAGAAATGAAATTAAGCAAAGTACAAGAAAGTAAGCTAAGTAAACACAAAAAGCATCACTCTAAGAAGCACATTAGAGAGATGATAAAAGCAATGCTAAGAGGCAGGTCATTTAACTCTGCTCATGGCATGGCAATGGATAAAGTAGGTAAATAAGGAGTTATCATGAAAAGTAGGTTCCCATTAAAAACAAAAATAAAAGCAATGATTGCAAAAAGAAAAAAGAAAAAAAAGCAAGGTAGAAATGGCGATGATTATGGTCAAATACCTACAGGCAATGGAGCAGAAAACCCAGTCGGAGGCAATTAATGGCAACAAAAGACTACGATAAAGCAGTGCCAAACGATATGGAGCTGACCCAGGCAAAGGGTCACGTCCCTAGCGATAAGGATAAAAAGCTTCTAAAGTATATGGAGCGTATGTTCAATGCTGCTAAAAGTGCACGAGCTCATAAAGTCCCACGATGGAGACGTAATGAGGAGCTTTATAATGGTGATTTCTTTAAGCCTTTTAAGCTACCTAAGTATAAAACTAGGATTGTAGCTAACAGTGTTCACTCTATTGTTGAGACTGTGTACTCTATTTTAACAGATAGACCTAATAAAGTAGACATAATGCCTAAAAAAGAGGAACAGGTAGAGGCAGCTAGACTAGCACAAGAGGCTGTAGAGTCTGAAATGCGTACAAATAAGGCGATAAGAGCTATAAGTGGTATGAAAAGAGATGGTTTAGTGTATGGTAATGGATTTTTAAAGCTATCCTATAGCGAAAATGGTATAGAATACTCTACTCCAGACGTATATACAGTATTTGTAGACCCTTTAGCGACTAGTATAGAAGAGGCAAAGTGCATAATATTTGCGACCCCAACATATATAAAAGACGTTAGAGAGAACTACGAAAACGGAGATAAAGTAGTATCAGAGGGTAAATTAGACGAATATAAGTCATTTGTACGAATGAAATCAGACGATGGTGTAGGTCAAACTACTACAGCTTCAGGTGGAACATCAGGAACATCCTCTGAAACAGGGGTAAGCACCTCAGATGTTAGGTCAGACTTCCAAGAAATAGGTCCAACAGACGATATGGACGATACAGAGGTGTTTGGTGGTCAGGTTTTACTAAAAGAATGCTGGCACTACATGAATGATAAGCTATATTTAACCACATACGCAGGAAATGTACTGCTTCAGCACGTTGAATCACCTACAGACTTTATACCAGTAGTACAATTTAAGAATTATGCAGACGAACACCAATTTTGGGGCAAAGGGGAACCAGAGATTGTTGAACCTCTTGCAGTAGGGACAGCTATACTGCTTTCCCAAAGCCTCGATAACATCATTTACCATGGAAATCCAGCATGGGTAATGAGTAAATCACTATCAAAAACGCCTGGAAACAGACCAAGCGACAAACCAGGACAGGTATTTTGGACAAATGGACCTCATGAGAGCATACAAAGGCTCCCAGCAGGCAATATGTCCTCATCAAACCTGCCTTTAGCACAGTATATGATGCAGCTTACAGACTCAATCAGTGGTATTCACGATGTAACACAAGGTCGTAACCCCAGTGGAGTAACAGCAGCAAAAGCAATATCAGCACTGCAAGAAGCATCACAGCAGATTATTAGAGCAAAGGAAAGAGAGATAGGATTTGACTCCATAATAGACATATATAAGCATACTTTAAGCATATTGGCTAATAACTATGAATCAGCAATAATTATTCGTAGAAACACCCAAATGGGCTACGAATTTAAGCAGATACAGCCATATGAGTTAACTGATGACATGGACTTTAAATATGTACCAGGCTCAAGTATGCCAGAATCTCGTGCAAGTCGTATTGACCAGGCACTAGAGTATGTTCAAATGGGACTATTAACCCCAGAGCAGTTCTGGAGATGGCATGAAAAGGATATTTCTAAAGATATTCTAGAAGAAATAATTGAACAAAAGAAAATGATGCAAGAAAGACAACAACAGCAGATGGATATATTAAACAATTCTACAGACGAGAATGAAATAATGGAGACACTGCTACAACAACGAGCTCAAATGGGTGCAGTCCCAGAAGAGGGAGAAGGAGAGTAAAATGGCTAAAAGAAAAAAGAAAGATGGAGCACGCTCTGCCAAAAAAAGAGCTGCACTTAAAGGATTTGCTAAAGGTAAATTCCAAAGCCCAGTACATAGTAATGGCTTTAAGCAAGATGTATTAATAGATATGTACGGTGGCGACAAGGGTTTTGAATCTGGGTATTTAAATCCAGCTGCAAGCATAAGAGCAAGGCAAGCAATGGAGGCAGGTAAAACATTCTTTAAGCATGGTGGAACAACATATAGAGCTGCAGGAGTTTCATCTAGAGGAAGAACTACATACACAGCTACTCCAGACACAAGAGCTGGGAAAGTAAAATAAAATTTTGAAGACCAACACCAAACAAGCGAAAGCTGAAAGGAGCGTCTACAATGCCAAGTCCATACAATGATGTGGAGTTAACGGATTCCGATAAGCAATCTATATACGAAAACCCAGGAATGACTGAGGACCAAAATCCTCGTGAAGCAGGGGTTGACGGTAAAGAAGGCTTCGGAAGCCAACCTCATGATACCGATACTCCAGAAGAAGAAGTTGAAACGCAAGCAGAAACGCAAGCTGAAACTGAAACAGAAGGAGCAACTGAAGTTAGTGAGAGCGATGAGTTCAATCTAGAGGACTATGAAGTCGAGATTGATGGTGAAACTTTTGATGGAGCTGAGATTCTTAAATGGAGAGAAGATTCTTCTAATAAAGAAAATTGGCAAGCATCAAACACCCAGAAGGCTCAAGAAATCGCAAAATGGTCAAAGTTCAACAATAAAATCGCAGAAGACTCTGAGTTTCGTGACTATGTAAAAGATTTCTTTTACGAAGACGAAAAAGGCTTGAAGGAACTGGGATTAGACAAAGAGCTACGACCCCTAGGCTTTGAAGAAGAAATCATGGCAGAACCTGAAAAGGGTGAAGTTGACATGAAAATGGAAGAAGTCGAGGGAAGACTAAATCAAATGGAGTTTGAGAGACACGTTGATGATTTAGAATTAGAGCTCAATGCAATAGTTGATGACAACAAAGACTTATTTGAAGGAGAAGATGACGAGATTAAGTTCTTAGAGTTCGCTCAAGAATCTAATTTAACTGATTTGAACCAAGCATTTAAGCTTTGGAGTTACGATAAAATGCAAGATGAACTAGACCATCATAGACAGTTAGATGGAAACAAACAGCGAAACATGGGGAAAGTTGTTCATAATTCAAAAGTAGGTGCTACGGAAGTATCAACTCCAAAGACCTACAAGAATATGAAGGACATAAACATAAATGACCCTGATGTCGCAAAATACTTTAACAAATAAAGGAGTAAGAAATGTCAGTAAGTTCAATGACGATTAACTGGGATGCTTTATCCTCGTTAACAAGAGACAAGTTCTTGCCTGTTTTAGTTGATAATATTTTTAACTCAAACCCTTTAGCAGTTAAGCTTCTTAAGAACGCTGAAATGCTAGACGGTGGTAGAAAAATTATTACTCCACTAGAATACGCTAAGAACACAGCTCAAGGCTTCTACTCTGGATATGATGTTTTAGATACAACTCCATCCGACCCTGTGACATCAGCAGTGTGGGATTGGAAGCAGGCGTATGCTAATATATCAATTTCTGGTGAAGAAGAATTGAAAAACTCAGGTGATAGCATGGTGTTATCACTACTAAAATCAAAAATGGGAAATGCAGAGCGTTCTTTAAAGGACCTATTTGGAACTAAACTATTTGGTTCTGGTACTGCAGCTCCTGGAAGTAATGAAATCACAGCACTTTGTGGTCAAGGTGTAGTTGATAACAGTACAGATGAAGCATCTGAATCAGCAGTAATTGACTATCCAGGTGCATCAGTAATGCACGCAGGTGGTAATATTGATAACTGTATTATTGGTTACAATAGAAGCCTAGGTGGTATAAACTCTGATAGCTACACATGGTGGGAATCTAAATTTGCATCATTTGCAAACGATAAAACTGATTTAACAGATGCAGCAGAGTGGGATGAATTAACTGCTACAACTAATGGTGTGAGTAAAATTGTGGCTAGAATGACTAGAATGTATGGTGCATTAACTATCGGAAGTGACCAACCAGACCTTATTATTTGTCCTCAGAACTTGTACGATGCGTATGAGACTGGGCTACAAGGAAATAAGAGATTTGTTGGAACAGACGCTGGTTTAGCAGATGCAGGTTTCTCAACTCTTAAGTTCAAAGGTGCAGATGTTGTTGCAGATTCACATTGCCCAGATGGCGTAATGTTATTCTTAAACACTAAGTATCTTGACTTTAAGACACACAGTAAGAGAAACTTCTCTTTCCAAGACTTCCAGAAACCAATTAACCAAGACGCTAGGACAGCCAAAATCTTCTGGATGGGTCAGTTAGTATGTACTAACCCAAGAATGCAGGGAATGATTGTTGCTGGACCTAGTGGCTACTAGAAAGGGGGTTGAATAATGGCTTATACTTTTCCAACAGTAGAACTATCAGCAGCCCCTA